TTTGTACCTGTTACAGTGCTCCATCCACTATTAGCGTTAATAAGTGAGCTTACAGTTGCATTAACAGTAGCTCTAGTCTCTGTACCTGTAAGTATTTCTGAGGAAGTAGTACCATCAGGGAATGTTACTGTAAGTACAGGCTTAGGTATACCATTGTTAACACCTGCTGTTACTACAACTACTGATGCAGTTAAGTTACCACCAAAAGTAGTCTCTGAATAATCAGTACTAATGTAAGTGGTTTTAAATGTAATAGTAAGTGCACTATTGTTTCCACCCAACACTGAAGTAAATCTTATGTTGTTCCCGTTAGCTTGCGTACTATAAATAGCACTAGAACTACCATTAAAAGGAGCGAGTAAAGAAAGACGAACAATGATATCATCCCTAATCGCCGTTTGGCTTGTGAGATTCTTCGTAAGAGTAATTGTCTCGTTGATCGCTGCATGTATACCTGCTACGGCTGGAGCCGTGATAGTCATCGATATGGCAGGACTTAGTGCCGCAGTAATACCATAAACACCAACACCTGTAACTGTCGAATTAATTGTAAGGTTACTTGTAGCACCACCAGATACCGCAAACGTAGATGCACTAAATACTCTAGGTCCAGGTACATCTGAAGTAAGAGTAAGTGTATTAGTAGAAGCTGAGGCTGTCCAATCAGATAATGAGTTGTTTGCATTAATGTAGTCTCTGACTGCAGCTACAAACTGTGTCATAGTGATAGTAGCACCATCAGCGTAGCCAGTACCTAGTACTGCAATAGCTGGAAAACTAACATTACCAATTGATGTGTCACCATTTATAATAGCACTAGCGCCGCCATCAAGATAGGTTGCTTGATTACGGTCATATGTGAATGTTGTAGATGGAAAAACTAAAGTACTTACCGCATTAACTGTGTTAGGTCCAGTATCTCCTGTTACCGTAAGATCTACAATCTCTTGTACATCGGTAGTAAAATCACTAAATGCAGATACTGCAACTGTCTTAATAGCTTTAGTACCTATTGTCTTTTTAGGAGTCTTACCATTAATAGTAAGTACTTGAGACTCTCTGAGTCCTGTGTTACTATAACCTGCATTACCAGAATTATTATCAAGTGCAACTGTAGCTGTTGGGATACCGCCACCTTTAATAGGGGAATACGCACCACTCATTACACTGTTAAGTTCTCTAATTGTCCAAGTGTTATCTCTGTAGTTCCAAATAAGAGCTTCATCACATTCACCTGCAAGTGAAGCAAGTGTAGGGTAATTAACCCATATCTCATTTTCTTGATGGTTTAGTGTTAAGAATAGTTGTTTATCATGAATAGGATTAATGTTTTTAAAGAAGTACTCTGATACACGACCATCTGCTAAGGACTTAATATCCCCAGGATTTCCTGCAAAAGTATAGATATCATTTGATCCAACAATAAACAACCTACCATCGTATTCAATTACAGACCCTGTATTAAGGCAACCATACTCATCTGTCACAGGACTGAACGATACTGGTGCTGTAGTGTTACCAGTTATACGCATTACATGAATAGAATCAGTACTGAAGATATACATATTACCCTGTAATGATTTCATGTCTTCAATGGTATTAGTTTCTGATAAAGTAAATTCATCAGCTGTACTTACACCTGCGTTGTTTGGGTTCCAATTGTTGGGAACTGCACCTGGGACTGCAACATCAGATGTTCTAACAACACCTGAAAGCCTACGGACAATAACATTAGTAACTGAGTCACGTTCAGTTAAATCACCTGCTACAAGCAAATCACCAAATGATTCAATGATACCTGCAGTAGTTGTAACAGTATTACGAGAACGCACTAAGACCTTTACAACATCATTTGCATTTAATGCATTAGTATAGACTACTGTGGTATTAGTAGCTTCATCAATATACACTTGATACTTTGATGATACAACTGAAGGTAGGGTACTGGGTAATGCACCAGGGACAAAATCAATTGCTCCAGGAGTTCCAGTACCTGCTGGTGTACCTGCTTCAATACTTTTAGTAGTACTAGTATTAACTGTAACTACAAGCTCATTAATAGCAAAGTCTATCTTTTGACCAGTATCAAATAAGTAAGAGTCATTAGTATTCCAAGTATCTTCAATAGCTGTTTGCTCAACAGAATAAAGATCCCAACCAGGAAGATCAGCTAACACAATATTATTAATATCAGTATTACCTGGGGTATCTAATATGTACTGTGGATGATTAAGACCGTTGTTAATAATAAACGCAAATCCACCTGCAAACAAAGTATGTTGCCACTCTGATGGAGTATAAGTAAACCCATCAGGGAGACTATCTGGTGTTAAATCTTTTTTATTACCAAGATGATCTTGGATATAAATCTTTTGACCAACTGTTACATTAGCACGTATATAATCAACTACAAAGATATAGTACACTGCATTAGGTGATACATTAGGGTTCTCCCAAGATGCAATGTAACGTATTTTACCAAATGTTTCATTTGCTGGGACAAGATCCTCAGTAATATTATTAAGCAGTACTTCACCACTAATCTTAGTAACTGCACCATCTCTAAACCTAACATTCTTTACATCAGTAAACACATTAGGGGCTAAAGCTATAGGAGGAGAATCTTTGACAACTCCCATTTCTGCAATACCTGTAACAGAAATTACTTCTTCTGCCATATTTCTCCTCCATTATTTAATCGTTATGAGCATTCCTTCTGGCCTGTAAGCGGGTCGATGAAGCAAGCTTCAACCTTTCCCTCTTCTTGAGCCATTTCCTCATTCTCGCTAGATACCTTCTCTTCTTCTTCCACGGTTTCGTTAAAGATTCCGAATCTTTTTCCACTAACCCTGAACGTAGTGCATCCCTTCGCCCCGCCCTTCCAGGCATCAACATACACTTGTTTAAATTCTTCATATGAGACATCATCTCCCACATTACAAGTTTTAGAACACGCTGAATCAACATAGTGTTGAGACAACAACAATACTGCTAAGTGATCTTGAACTGAAATATCAGATGATGTTCTCCCTTCGACTCCTCTTGCATAAGCGTAATCTTCTACACGTTCAATGCGGGGTCCTTCAAATGTTTGTATTGTGCGATCATAGTAGTGGCTAAACACTGGCTCAATACCACCAGTTACATTATCTGCTACAAGACTAATAGTTCCTGTAGGTGCAATAGATGTTAAGTGGCTATTACGAATACCATACTCACGAATGTCTTTCTTGACAGATGCAGGTAGGGTACGGATAAAGTTAGACTTAAGATACTCTGGACGATACATAGGGAATGCACCTTTCTCTTTTGCTAACATAGCAGAAGCTTTGTAGCAGTTGTCTCGTAGACAAGCAAAGACTTTCTCTGCCCAGTTAAGGAACTCTTTAGATGCGTAAGGGTGCCCTAGAAGCTCACCAGCGTTAGCTAGAGCAGTTACACCTAGTCCCATACGTCTTTTAGCCTTAGCCTCGTCAGACTGCTCCTTAAGAGGATAAATGGTACGATCAACAATGTTGTCCATAGCACGTACTACTTGTGGAATGTCTTTTTTAAACTGTGTAAAGTTAAATGTATAGTTACCAGTGTCTCCATCAAGATACTTTACTAGGTTAAAAGAACCTAGCAGACATGCACCTTGTGGTGGTAAGGGTTGTTCGCCACATGGGTTAGTTGCTTCAATAGTTTCACAGTACCACAGATTATTCATTTCTTGAATACGATCAATAAACAATACACCAGGTTCTGCCCAATCCCATGTTGAGTTCATGATCTCATCCCATACCATAGAGGCTGAGAGTGTACCACGTACCACACCATCAAAGAGTAGCTCATAGTCTGCATCGTTATCTAAAGCTTCCATAAAGGCATCTGTAATACCAACAGATATATTAAAGCCTGTAAGCTTATCACTGTTACGTTTAGCTCTAATAAAGTCTAAAATGTCTGGATGGTCAATACGTAGGACACCCATTTGTGCTCCTCGTCTGTGACCTGAAGATGCAATAGTTTGACATACTGCATCAAAGATACCCATAAAGGATACAGGACCAGAAGACTGACTGTCTAAGGAGTTAATATGATCACCACGAGGACGTAGCCTACTAAAGTCGTAACCAATACCACCACCCTTACGCATGGTCTCTGCTGCTTCTGCTGCACGTTTCATGATAGACTTCATGTTATCTTCTACAAGACCACTGACAAAGCAGTTAAAGGCTGTAGTGATACGCTTACTACCCATAGCATTCTGTACTCGTCCTGCTGGTAGGAACCTCATGTTACCAAAGATATCCTCTAGCTCAAGCTGATGGTCTTCACCATCGTTTAGTGCTCCTGCCATACGTCTTACTTTATCATCAAAGGACTCACCATCTTGACGATACTTCATAGCATCGATCTCTTCAGAGATAGTAGTGGTTGGTCCTGTATATTCTGTATTTCTAATTATTGTCATTATAATATCCCTTAATAGATAGTGAATAGATTTTTCCTATAAGGGGTATATACTTCAAACCTGCCTCATTCGATCAACTAAACGCTGAGCACGATTGGTTACTTGGTTGTACCATCTACTGTCAATCATTTGATTAGCAGCCTCTTGCCAATTAGATATTTCTATTGCAGCAATAAACTTCTTAAAGCCTGACATCCTTGGCCTACCCATATTAAACATCATATTAGCAATGATCAGTTGGACTTCTTCGGGCAGTACTTCAAAACTGGGGAAGAGTAACTTGCAGTCTTTGAGCACACTGTCGGTGTCGCTAACAAAGCATTCGTTGACTCTATCCTCTGAGACAGGTGTGCCGATCTTTGCTTCGCACTCAGGATCAGAAGGTAAAACCAAATGCCCAATGCCAAAAGTAGGCAAATCCAAATGGTCGAGATAGATCTCGTACTTAACTCCTTCATCAATCTTTAGTTCCTCTCTAAGTTTATCTATGTTCATTTAGAAACCCCTTTATATTTCTCAAAGCTTCTTAAAGAACCTAATCCTAACATACCGCCTAGAATGGGCATCAGTGAGGTCATATCGAACTCAGGTAGGGTAGGTAGCTCAGTACCCGTCAAGGCTACTACAAACAGCAGGATGGGCTGTAGAACGTAATGATATGCAAAAGCGATACTACACACCCACCCTATACTTGGTCTCCAGCCACCCTTAAAGAGTGAACCCGAAGCAGCCTCTGCTGCATTAATAGCTAGTTGTCCTTTAGCCAGTTCTTGAGCATGTTTCTCAGACATGGTTGCAAGCTCATGTGCAATCCTTGCTTTTTCATCAGCATCAGGGATAAACTTATCTAGTAGTCCTGTAACTGGACCTATCAGTGCTTGTAACATGTTATATTCCCCATCCAAGTTTACATTGGAAACCTTCTACTTTATGATTAGGTAAAGTATGAAGATCTCTTTTCATCTCATCAATTCGTACCATGCATTCTTTTAATTCTTTGTATGGACCACGAGTATCTACTGCTTCAAAGCAAGAGTTAGAACTAATTGTAAGGCATACTAATACCATTGCTTCAAACATCGTTATCTCCTTATAGTAGTGTGGTAGAGGAAGAATACATAACTGAAGCTGTAATAGCAAGTCCACCAAATAACAAAGCACCAGAGACTATCAGTATAGTTTTAACTAGCTCTTCTACTTCTTTTTGCTTGATAAGCTTTTGTCGTCTAACTTCTGTAGCCGCTTCTTTAGCTTCTTGTATTCTCTTAGCTCGTTCATTAACTATGCTTTGCCATGTACCATGACCAAACCTAAAGTCAACTAATTGACGCATCTCATTCATCTTTTCTTGTGCAAGTTTAGCATCTATAGTTTCTTGTGCTATGCTTTTAATCGCAAAAGGATCATTTTGTTTATTGTTTCTTTTCTGTTGTATTTGTCTTTCGCCCTCAAACAAATTGTCGATATGCCCCGCGATGTCGCTGATGTCATTAGCAGTATTTATCATACTTTTAATTCCATCAACGGCACCTTTAACCAGAGCTATACCCGCCATTGTTTCTGCGATCATTTGACTT